GGAGTACCATCGTACTCCTCTTGGCAATTATTGCAGAGGCGCTTGAGGCCATGGTGCATATACTTGCGGCGTGAAGAACACTCCAAACACACGCCAAGACCGCAGCTAAAACATTCCGGCAACGACCGGCACAGTTCTTTGATTTCATCAAACTCCAAGTCAGAAATGTCGATATTCGCAGGGCGTTCACAAAACTGATCGACAACGCAACAGGCTTCGTATTCGGTTATTGCGCTCATACCAATATCTCGTAGGGAATCACGTAATCATCCTCTTGAATATTCGCTAGTCTGAATTGAAAAAAGTTCAGCCAATCCCCTTGGCTTTTGATTACTCTCAAACATTGCCGTATAGATTTCGGATAGGTGTATCGTATCCAAGTCCACGAGGTTTGAGTGAATCTTCCTTCAAGGATTCGCCAATCTTGGATCGCACCATCTTTGAGACTTTGTATACTGTTTTTGGTATAGTCAGAAGCCCATGCTGGGTTGATAAAATCTCCCGCGATGGATTCCCACTCCGGGCCATAATACTCTACACGCCACTCTCGATTACAAGAGTCATCCCTTTTGTAATTCTTTACCACCGAGAATCCGTTGCCAAGAGCACCCTGATCTTCTTCTTGTCCTGATTGGCGAGAAACCGATGGCGGCCGTCTATCAAACGATAGATGTACTTATTCTCCGGGTCGCGCATGACGACGGCCACGGGATGCGGCCAACGGTCGCGGTTCTGCTTATAGTCCTGCACCGTTCGCGGATTCGTTCGCATGTAGTGCCCAGCCTTCGGGAAATACACTTCCTCGGGCTTGATATGGACAATCTGCCACCCTGCGGAATCCAAACCCTCCAGCATGTAACCATACTCCGCGAGTAAAGCCGCCTCCATGAAAATTTCAATCGGCTTGGCACAGCCCACACCATTCACCAGATGGGACAAGCCCGCGACGATACGGCCGAGAGGCTCCGCAGCTAACGTAATCTGGTCAACCTCCTCTCCATAGTAGCCTCTACATACAGAGGCGTTCCACTGGCTCACGTCGCACGCGCCACTGTGCGTGACGATCCGATTCAACGCATAATCGAAATACGGCTTCAAGTCCTTCGGAATCTTGAAGGAATGGGGCTTATGGCACATAATCGTGCTGGCGATAGTCTCCGGGTCGGCTTCCTTGATTCGGACGCCGCTGATCTGCCGACACCGGCAAATCCCGTCACACTCATTATGATCGTATCCAAGCTGCTCGTCAATTTCATACTCGACGGCATACTTAAAATCGGTGCCGATATTCCACTCGTCCTGCGACTTCTTCCTCGTACCGAAATTCGCAGGAATCGCAACAGAAACGATCTTTGGGGTCACAGGGACCGAAGCACTCTTGGCACGTGCCTTCTTCATGTTCTTCAAGCCTTCCTAGTGGCATTGTCGCCATCGACATGGACAAACGTTATGAACAGCGCCCAAAAGCACCACCATCCGAACCAATGCACCGAGAGATACATCAAGACGAAACACGCCAGGAATGGCGGTATCATACGGAGGAGCACCACGCGGGCAATTTCATTTTGCGTGAAGCGGTTCTTATCCTTAAGCACCATCTTCCAAAATTGATCCAACGGCCAGAAGAACACACGGAGGCCGTAATGCCCCATGAGCAACAGGAAAATAGCCCACAGTCCCCACTGAGGGTAAATGACTAATCCTGCCCAAACAGCAATCAGAAACATGCGAAGTAGACTCATTCAATCCTCCCAACGCAGGCACTTGACGCCGCGAAAATAGCCGTTCTTATAGAGATACTGGATGCGCGTACAACGCTTCTCATACTGCAAACTTGGCTCACACGTCCCGTGCAACTGGTCTTCCAGACGCTTTACGGTATCCTCAAGACGCGAAGCCTTGTTCAAGAGTGTATCGACTTTAGTTTTGTTGACTGAACTCGATATCACCAGCGTTAAGAGAAGGAGTCCGAGCCCTCCCACAATCAGCTTGATTTCGTTTGGCATTACTTCACGAGACGGAAAGCAACCGTCGCCATCTTGCCGATGGGCATAGCCAGGAACTTCTCTCGATTCTCAGGAGAAAGATGGTCATGCACAGCGATGATAGCACCTGCCGTGAACAAGTCAACCATAACTCCCTCGACCTTGGCTCGACTACCTTCTGTGACGATCTTGCGTATCCGTTCAATCTTGGTCATCTTCATATTGCAATATTACACGGTTCGTGCAGATTTGTCAATAAGACGAGGCCCATGAACAGTTATATCTCATGGAGGATAGTGTATGCTATGTACGTGCCAAAAATGTAACAGAGTTTATGAATACAAGCCAAGAACAGGCTGTACCCGACAAACTTGTAATTCTTGCATTGTCAATCGCCACAGACAAAAGCGGAAAGAACAGGCCATAAAACTTCTAGGTGGAGCCTGCATGAAATGCGGGTACAATCGCTGCAACAGAGCCTTAACCTTCCATCATTTACGGGATAAATCATTTATCATTTCCGGGAGTCATACTCGCTCTTGGGAAGCTATTTTGGAAGAATTAAAGAAGTGCGTTTTGCTTTGTCAAAACTGTCACAATGAACTCCATGATGGTTTATTTACTATCGACCCAGGCGGAATCGAACCGGCCATTTCGCCCTTATAAGGGGCGTACTTTTACCAATAAGTTATGGGTCTATAACATCGGAGTGGGAAGAATCGAACTCCCTTGATCCCGGTCCCAAACCGGGCGGTCAGCCAATGACCCACACTCCGCAAACATGCCCCAAGGACGAATCGAACGCCCGCATCCTGCTTGGAAGGCAGGAGTCCTACCACTAAACGATTGAGGCTTACAAGCTCCCCAGGCAGGGCTCGAACCTGCGACCCTCCGGTTAACAGCCGGACGCTCTACCACTGAGCTACCGGGGAAAAGAGGCCGTCTCTCCCGGCCAAGTCACGCTATAGGACGCCTGCGTTCACGATTTGTGGCCTCAACCGCAGCGCGGTTCTTTATCATCAGCAAACGCTACTCGTCCACAAATGCGGTAGATGATTACCGTCTTAATCGGCGATATTCACTCAGAATCGACAGTACACGAAAGTATCTGTTAAGTCAAGCTCCGGGACATGGATTCGAACCACGATAGCGGGCTCCAGAGGCCCGCGTCTTGCCAGTTAGACGATCCCGGAATACTACTTCTGAAAGAGATCAGCGGGGACTTCCTCTTGTGTGCTGTAGTTGAAAAGCCGAAAATGATAATTGTTACGGAGAAAAGGTCGCTCTAGTTGGCGCAATAGCGTTTCTGTTGCGCGTTCTAAAGTGTCATAGGCATCACGTCCTGACCAATCATTCCAGCCTTCTACGTCACTCGCGTCGTTGGGATTCACGTACAGTATTTGAATTGTCCACATAAGAAAGTAGCTCTACGGGGAATCGAACCCCGATTGCGGGATTGAAAGTCCCGAGTCCTAAGCCATTAGACGATAGAGCCAAAATGGTTCCGTGGTCTGTCCATGTTATTAGACGTTTTAACCTCCACGCTTCAACTCCCAAAAGTTGAGTTTTATGCCAGAATGCGCTATTGACTTCGTATCCGCAGCAAGCCGATACTTTCACGGATTCCTGTAAGGAGATAAGGGCCAACCGAATACTATCGGGTTCACGGAATCCAAACTGGACTAAAAGAAAACCCGCACGTGGGTACTACATTTCAGACAGATTCTTCACATCAATTATATTTAAACAATAGTTTTTGCCGATGTTATCTGGCGTTAATCAATATGGCCGATACTATCTGGCCTGTTCCAAAATAATAACCAATTAGTTCATAATTATCTTTCTCTCAACGTACCTCCTCAGTAATCTGACCCGCCAAGCTTCAATGCCCGGTTAAGGCCGAAAGAGACAATCGAGATACTTTACAATCATTTCGCCCACGTGCGGGCACTCCAGACTCTAGCAGGGTTATTCCCAATTGTCAAGCCCCTTGACTTTATTGAATAATTCGATAGGATAGCGATGTGCTAAAAGTTGGAATTCTGGGTGCTAAGGGTCAGTTAGGCCGTGAACTTGTCCGAGTATTTGGAAACGCGGCTATTGCTTACGACCGTTCCCATTGTGATTTCCGCGACACGTTCCATTTGCGGGATGACATGCTGATCCACAACAAGTGCGCTGTCGTTATCAATGCCACGGCGTTGAATAACGTAGACTTGGCAGAAGCTAAACCCGCTAGTTTCATCGATATCAACGGCGCGTCCGTTATGCGTCTTGCTCACGTCTGCGAAGACATGAACGTTCCGATGATTCATTTCAGCACGGATTACGTCTTCGACGGAACCGCAAAGTTCCCATATTATGAGGACGCCGTGACAAATCCTATCAATAATTACGGTCGGTCAAAGCTTATTGGCGAGATGGGGATAAAGATGTTGCATCCTCGTGTTTCAATTATCCGAACCGCAGGGTTGTACGGCAAAGGTGGGTCCAAAGACAAACACGGCAACTTTATTGATCGCATTGCGCGGAAAGCACAATCAGGGCCGGTGCAAGTCGTAGTCGATCAAGTGACTACTCCGACATACGCGAAAGATTTAGCCGAAGCAGTCTGGCAGAACCTTGAGCTTTTCTATTCCGAAGGTGGCGTGTATCACCTGACCAACGAAGGGGAATGCGATTGGTTCCGTTTCGCTCAGGAATTTATTGACCCTCATAAGCTGATTGCCGTGTCGGCAGATTCACTGAATCTTCCTGCAAAACGCCCGAAGTATTCCGTTCTCGAAAATAGTAAACTGCCGAAACTCCGTCCGTGGGAAGACGCACTCCATGACTACCTCAAACGATGATCGTCTTTGGATAATTCAAGTCGCTGTTCCCAAAGGAAATTTCCTCAATCTGGAGCACTACATTAAGACGGGGAAACGAGGAAACGCTGTAGACGTTATATGGGAAATCCTCAAGGGTGCATACCGTAGTGTCATTAAATTTATTTTTCCGCCTTCAATTGCCCCCCTTGAAGAAGCAGTGGAATGGGTGCAGGAAATTAGGAGTGGCCGGGTTAAGCGGTCGCGTCGCTACTTGGACGATAAAAGGCTGTATAACGTCCGTACCGGAGAATTTATTCCGTGTACGGCATTAATAATTTAGTCTGTCCGAGGCCCGGTTTCGCAACCTATCTCGACCTTTCCCAAGGCGCCTAAATTTAGGGAAGACTAAAGCTGACAATCAGTACAACGGGTAGCGGCTTCGGCAAGATCACAAATCGCGTTAATATTCTCTCGCCGAGGAATAACCTCACGGTATTCGACGTGAGAACTCACCAGGATATTTCGCAAAATTGAATCAATGTTTCTGGCTTCGTCCTCTGTCTGCATACGCCCAGAAGGCTCATATGCCTTTTCTCTTTGGAGCAGAAAGTTCAAAGACCGGCAGAGGTTGTGGTGCGTCTCGACAACCAGCTTCTTGAACGTTTCTGTTTCATTTTTCGCATAGTGCAGCGACAGGAGTATAGGGGAGTCGGTCACGATCACGTCTACCTTCCCTACCAGCTTACGAATACCGTGTAATTGCTTTGCGAACACATAAATCTGGTCGTTAAGCACAGTGAAGCTTTCTTCCCAGACTTTCTCTTTAGCGTATTCTGGAACCATTTCACAATTAATCCCACGATGCTTCAACTCGTGGAACACACCAGCCATTGTCGTGGACTTTCCAGCGCCAGGGCCGGCGAATAGGTTTATAAGGACAGTTTTCGACATTTAAGCTTGAGGAGTTTTCGTGCATTCTCCCGAGCCTTAAAACTCCGTGTTCCAGGCATGGCGAGAATACAACCGTCATTCATCCAGCGGTCAGAATCGGCCAATAATTCTCGCAATGCTTTTTCGAGCTTTTCACAGAGCTTCACAGCTTCGATGTACTTTGGCCGGTGCTGTTTTCCGTAAATCGGTTGAGCATACATGAACTCAATCTGTTCTTGTAAGCTCCCCGTACCGTGATATGTGATTCTTCTCATTTCCGGCGACCGGTTTTGACTTCATAAATGTAATACAAAGTGAATGGAACAAACAAAACAATTTGTATTAATTCAATTAGAAATTTTCTCATATGTACTTCTTTTCGATCTTCTTCAATTCTTTCGTCAGCTTCTTGAGCTTTGCCGTTACCTTTTCTTCTGTTCGGTAGCCGGTAAGCGCATACGCATGGGCTTCATCAATAATGGTGTTCTTTCCATATCCAGCTTTGGAGAGGCTCTTGAAGAAAGACTCAGGCGCGTGTTTCATCACGGCTGCCTTCATTTCCTTTCGATACTCTTCATCACAAAAGTAAACACCGTGGCGAATCTCATGGGCAACGGTGGAGCCGTCATCGTTATCAGGGTCATTGTCGTAAGTTCCAATTACGTAGAAAGGGCGATGGAAAACACTGCCCTTCTTTATCCCAACCCCGACGTTATATTCATCAACTGCATTCATAATGCCCTTGATAAGCGCCCACTCTTTCACGCTCTTGTCGGAGAAATAGAAAAAGAATTTAGCAACGATATCCGAAGGAACGTTGAAACCACTCCAATCCTGTGTATACGTAAAATGACCGCGTTCGGGTTCAGGACGGGACTGTCGATCTGGTTGGTTCTTTGCGTACCAATCCATGTACTCCTCAAGTGAGAAAGGCTCTCGACGGAACCTCGGATTGGCAGACTCATAGTGCTCTTGCATGCGAAGAAAACTCATACAGAGCATGTATCGATCTGGGAAGGTAACGTGGAAAATCCGGTACTCTTTTTGGAGTCCGGTTATTCTTTTAATTCTCATTGCAACCGTCAGATACCACGGCGATTCCTACGGGCTCGCCCTTAAGATTCTGATAAATATACAGCAAATCTTTGGTGCTCTGCACGCACATGAGGATAATCTTACCGTTGATAACCTGAGGCTGCGCCGATTCTGTTTGGGAAATTCCCTGTTGAGCAGGATTAACTGCCGCTTGGGCAGGAATCATGTATCCAAGAAAAAGCGCCAGTGCGGCGGGAAATGCAAGAATGAGCAACAAGCCAAGAACAGTTCTCGCTCTTTGTTCCATTGTTATCGAGCGCATGATGAGCACTCCTCTACGTAATCGGGGATCGGTCTACCGCATCTGCCGCAAGGATGATTCATGAGAATATCTTACCTTTCTTGTGGATTCTTGTCTACTTTTTCTTATTCTGGAGCCGAATCTTTAGAATTTTGAGCTTGTTACGCCAGCACCAGTCCTCATGTGTTTTGAACCGGAAACGCCAAAAACCATTCGTCGCAGTACCGGCACTTTTGTTTGTAGAACATGATATGAACTCTTCTTGACACTCGCCGAATTTAAAGGCTATCCAATCAAACAATTCCCAGGAATATTTACCGATGAATTTTTTGACAATAGGTGGGCCTAAGATTATCCTTCCGGTGTCTTCGTCTACCTCAATAAGCACCGTGAACTTTGGGCAGGATACATACCTAATTGTCGTCGGTATTTTCCGGTCCATACCAGCTTAGGTCTTCTTCATGATTACGCATCTGTCGCTCAACTTCCTTGTTAACATAAATCAGAAATTTCGCTAACAGAACAACAACTGCGAGTCCAAATACGGCTAGGACGTAGAGCACTTCTCTAGTTCCTTTAGTTTCGCAGCCAATTCCGCCACGTCGGCGGGGATTTCTACTTGGCGGAACAGCCAAGCAATCGTGGAGCTAGCCCCACAGAAGGATTGCACTTTTATCTGCGGAAGCCGTTTAGCGATT